GATGGTTGGGGCGGTATTTTCGACTTTTCCGGGGGTTGGCTTAATAGGCCTAGAACAGTGTTAGTTGTAGGTTGTTAGAAAGTCTGGTAGGTCATAGTATTGCGGTGTTGTCCCCCCCCTCCCTCCTCCGCTGCGCGGTTTGGATTTGGCGTCGGAGGAAGGGAGGGGGCACCGATTACCTACCGTCCATTTTAGAGTAGTAGTAGTGGTGTTCGAGCGGGATTAAGTGTGGCAATTCCTGCACTTCTCTGATGTACCTAATGGTGTCTATTACTTTCAGTGGGTCTATTTTGTACAGTTTTGCAACCCTTATTATGGTTGTTTCGTCGTAGGGCGGTGGGAGTTTGGTTAGCCGTTTTTGTGATAGTGGGTTATATTCGTGCTCTAGACGATATTCTATCATTTTCCCCTTATTCGCTGTTGACGCGTCAGTTTGCAATGCGGCTACAGCGTTCATGTCGCTGAGGATAGGCACATGGGGGCATGGGTTGCCGATCGCTACCCCACGGAGCCAGGCAGACAGGTGGCTGGTCGGTTCTTTGCAAAAGTGGTGTTTGAAAGCCCTCCTCCCGATCGTGGGGCCCCAGTACTCGATTCCGCCGACTGGGTATGGTCTGTTTGCTAAGAACACCATGTCTTCAAAAGTGTTGTCCGCATTTTGAGTGACTGTGAAGCCAAACCTGTTGAGGTGCCTGGGGATTTGCTTGTTGTCTGCTGTCTTGTGGAGAGCAACAACCGAATCGTCTCCGGACGCAACAATAAGCGCCATGGTCTCGGTCTTTTTGATTGCTTGCGCAAATTCCGCTTCATCCATTGCAATGAGTTGTTCGAACTCGCACTGGTGAATTGCTGCCATGCTGGACACAAACAAAGCAGGCATTGAGATGAACCCGTTTAGCAGTGAAGTGTCTGGGCACCCTGACCCATTCTGCTCTTTGGGCGCCTTGTAACGGATCCCACACCGCAACCTCCCTTTGGGGATCCTCTTGGTCTTGAGTGCGTTGCGCTGCTGCCTCGTGAAGTACACCAGTCGTGCGTACCATTTCTCAACAAATTCGAACGATTTCTTTGAGTGTGTACAGTCGAACATGCTGTAGTCGTTACAATCGAAGTTGTGGCTATGCCTCAATTTTTCGAGTCGCTGCAAATAATGGTGTAGTTCATCTGGATCGGAGCTTCCGGCATAGAATGTTGATGTGTCGACGTGCCACGCTTTCTTGACTCTGTACATCACAGACTTGAGCGCTGGACCGAGGTAAGCTTGCCACTCAGGTGGCATGCTCTGGATTGCTCGTGGTTTCTCATTATCGCCGAATTCTGCTTTGACGAATAACTGCCAGCGCAACTTGGGAAGTTTGTTAGTCTTGAGTTTTTCCAAGCTTTGTTCCATTAACGGGCGATTTTTGACTGTTGTGAGCCAGTCCTGTTCGGTCAGGGGTGGGTGCTTGACGCCCCAACCCCATTCAGCGCGTTTGCTCTCAAGCCACCTGTCCGCCAGGCAGAATGCAACTGACTGCGGTTCGTGAGTTGGCTTGCGTGCCACCCGCGTGACTGCTGCTTTGATTTGAGTTATAGCCGTGCTTGAGTGTACGGTGGGCACGTCACCACTAAGTCCGAAGCCTCTGAGGACCCCCACCACTCTCGGCCTTTTTACTTGCATCTTTGCTGGTAATAGGCTGTCCAGCCTCTGGAAATCGATCTTCGTCTTGTTTTCACTAGTGGTTGTGGTGCAAGACAAAATGGCCTGCAAGAAATTGAATCCTTTTTCCGAGCTTTTGGGAAACACTTGGTCCAAGGGAAAGGTTTCGACGGCTGGTGGCTCCTGCTCGCTGGCCATGACCGTCAATGGCCCATCCAAATCGGTGAGCGCAAAGCCTTGTTTGTTAAGCACGTTGGTGACTGATGGGTTGCGTATTGTGCCATTCAGAATGGATGCGTGGTAAGCGCATGCTCCCTTGATGAAGGTGGTGCTAAGTGTGCGTTCGCCAATAACTATCCGATCTGGTACGCTGCAATAATTGCAGCGAGTGTAACTGCTGGGCTTTTCTACCACCAGCCGTTGGCTAATCATCATTTTGATCACCATTCGTTGCGTTGCCATTTTGCTTGTGCTCGGCTTCTTCTTGGCGAAAACTTTGTACTTCAAGTTTTGATCGGTTAACCACAATTTTGCCGTGTGATTTTGCGATCTGTACAAAGGTTTGGTAGTGGCCCCAGTGCTGTTTGAAAACCTTTCGTAGCCTTGTGTGAAGTAGTCGTTTTCGTGGTGTCCGTCGCCCTTCAAGGACCCATGGTTTAACGCAAAGGCGATTCGCCCCATCACTGCGGGGTTGAGTGGCACCATTTCTGCATCTGTAGTCATGCTCATTATGCTTGAGGTTAAGTCGGCCACTGTTATGGTTCGTGTACATGTAGCTAGCGTTAACTGCCTCATTATGTAGCCGCAGGCTTCTTGGCCTTTTGCGGTGTTTTCCTTCGTCATTGCATCGGTGGGAGGTTTAATTAGCCTTTTGAGCAACTGAGGCGGTGCTGGGAAGTCGTAATTGTACATTATTGAAAAGTTTATCCCCCTTGCCACTGGTTTGGGCTGCATTACGTATGTTTTGGTGGGCTTGAATAGGGTGTACAAAAGGGGTGCTAGCCCCACTCCGAGCAACACCAGCGTAATAGGCCCCGCTAAGCCTAGTGCTGCTATCACCACCGCCGACATCACAGATTCTGTTGCACTGAGTATTTGCCATAGCTTGATTTCTCTGAGGGCTGGTAGTGCTTCGTGGTGGTTTGATTGCACCATCCGATACGGTTTGTTCGAGCTTGGCACTCCTTGTAAGCTCAAACCTGATATGTGGGCTTGCTTACCCTCCGTTTTCACGGTTTGGTAAAGCCGTGTTCCTGAGACTGTTGGAAACCGGTTAGCTATGCGCTTGAGCAACCTGTACAAGGGGAGTGTTAAGTTGTGGCGGATGTGCTTAACCCTCTGCTTTATTCTTTCGGGAATGCTCCCGTAAACGGGTGTGTCGAGCACGTTGATGCGCGGAGTGACGTGGGTGGGTTTCACTTGGTGAAATGGATGCTGCACCTGGATCTTCGCCCATAACTTCGCCACAATCGGCCCAGGGATATCACAAATGCTGTTGTTGTACACCATTGTTGCCATCGCTGTCTGCAAGGGCCCGTAATCGACCACGACATAGTCCACGCCGGTGTGCCTGTCGTTTGAATAACTGCGTGACAGAGGGACCGTGGTTTGGGCGGTGACCACTTTGCGTTCTTCAAACTGTAGCACGGCTTCGCGCGGTATCCCTGGGGGTCCTGTGGCGGTTGCTTGATCATACCCGTTGTTGAGGTCTAAACCTAACCCATTTGTCGGATGTATTGACATTGTTGGGTAAGACGCAACGTCTTCATTGGGCACGCTGGTCGTTAACACTTTGTCAACTGGTGGTGGACAGTAATCACCTGTTATCCAGCGCGGCAAGAGAGCTCGCAAAGCATCCAAGCAACCTACAGAGTAGGATGATGTGTGTATGCAATGGGGGCGGTTCTTGCAAGTGCACAATTGAGAGCTGTGTGGGATACCATACTCTTCGTGCTTGGAGGTGTGGCTAGTGCTGTGTACAAAGCTCGGGTTTAGTGGTGTGTGAGCCGCTACTCTGATTGGGTGGTTTGTTGGATAGTTGGGCAATTGCTGCCCTGATGGCATGGTACTCACTGCATTATGTGGTGTGGGTCCTCCGGAACTGCTTGCTGTAGCAGCCGTGGGTGTACTCCAAGGTGAAGGGGTAGGTTGGGGAGGAGCCCCTGAAGGTCCTGGTTTTTGTGACGAAGTACCGCTGGCAGTCGTGCAACTCGGGTCAAAGGTTACTGTTTTGCCCTTAGGCGTGGAGAGTAAATGGCAGATATCTTTTTGTGGGTGGTCTGCAT